GGTCCTCAAGATTAGAGAAAGTGATGTTCTTAGTTGGGTCGTCAGTTGCATCCTCGTCAGAAAAAGCAATCAAATCTGATTGCGCGATTGCAGTGGCCGTCGTTAAGCTAGAGTCGCTAATATCCAAGGTCACTGTTAGCGTATCACCACTAACCGCAGTAACTATGCCGTTACCCCCAGCAATGGTGTGGTTTACACTCCCGTTGTCTGCACCCGTATTTCCAGAGTCGCCAGTAAGCTGAACAGTAGTGACGCCCGAAGAGACAGCCGACACAATGTCTCCAACGGTAGTCTTTTTAATGTTGTTACTGTCACTAATATCTGCGACAAGTATTTCATCTCCAGAGGCAACGCTACTACCAAGATCAGTAGCTCCATTAATGTCAACCGCGATAGTAACATCAGCATCAGAACCAATAAGAACATTATTATTTGTTCCCCCAGAAAGACCAGCACCCGCTATAAGATCTCTTTGAGCGTCTGCTTCCGTTAATATTTTCTTCCAAGTAGCCATCTATATTTTTTTTGTAAAAGTAATAATTTATCAAGAAACCCCGAAGTAAAGGTTGTCAGAGACATCAGCGTACATGCCCCCCTCAAATGGAGTAGGCGGGGTTGAAAACCTCCTAAACTTAACAGTGCCGTCCAGATTTATGCTCCCAGTTCCGTTTGGAGTAAGCTGTATGTCACCATTCGACGTGCTAGTAAAAAGAGAGTTGGCCTGAACGTCAAGGTTTCCCCCTAGCTGCGGGCTTGAATCAAGAGAAATATCTGTGCCTCCGTCAGATCCGTCAGCTCCTGCTGGACCTTGAATCCCCTGAATGCCTTGAGGTCCTGCTGGGCCAGTAGCTCCAGTGGCCCCAGTGTCTCCTTTAATTCCTTTCTCGGTAACGACTAATGAACTGAAGACTGAAGAAGATACAGAAACGCCAGCCGCACTAGGAGATGTGGCGGTTAAAGATATGGGTTCAGGTATCGCCAGCGTTACATCCCCCGTGCTCTCTCTTTCAGTAACAGTTAATGAACTTGCAGATGGTGACGAAACAGAAACGCCAGGTCGGCTAGGGGACGTAACGTTAACCGAAATAACGTCAGGCACACTTAATGTTACCGAATCAGGCATATCAGTTCGATATATCTTCGTTCACAGTAAATGAACCTCTAAGAATGGTTGTGACGACATCGCCTACTTTTTGCTGAATATCGTACTCAAAAGAACCGACTGGCAAGTTAGACATGGTGTCAGCAGACGCCGTGACATTTACAGTTCCGCTATCTGTAATGTCTTTAAACTCGAAGCCGTTACTCAACCTGTTTTTTTGATCTGACGTTAGTCCCTTTGCGTTTGACGTGGAGGGGGACAATGAGCTAGACGCAATAACTTCCCTCTCAGATAATCCAGATCTAGTTCTTTGGCGCACGGTCTTTACGTCCATCAAAAACTCATAGCCAGAGGTAGCCAAGGTTATAGCGTTTCCACTTGAATCATTTAAAGTAAGGGTCAAAGAAAATGTATCACCTCTTCTGCAAGTGATGTCCAATCTTTCTGCTACGTCTAAATTTACGCTACTAGCCATATTAACCTAATAATGAGTTTACAACTTCGTCCGTGCTGTCAGCCGCCTCTGGCAGCTCGCCTCGTGTACCTTGTCTTTGAGAGATTAGTTTGCTCTGCTCGGCAGACTGCTTTTTAACCCTTTGGTCTTTTCTATCTTCCTTGAGGACCTCTAGCTTTTCTTTAAACTCTTGCTCATCGGTTTTGAAACCAAGTGTAGCCTGAGCCTTAATCAGTTCAATTTCTTTTCTGAACTGATGCTTGACCTGTTCGAGCTGACCCTCAAGCTGTGCCTTTAACTGAAGCTGTTGTGCTTCGAGCTGAGCCTCCATCTGCATTTCTTGCATCTTGGCTTGAGAGGCAGCCTGGGCAGCCTGCTGAGCGGACTGAGCCTGCGCCTGTGAGTTTTGCATAGCCATCTCCTGCATCTTAGCCATACGCTTTTTGCGGCGAACAACAAGAAGGCGCTCAGCTTGATTCACGTCCTTCATGTTTCGGATAGCAATAGCATCCTCAATGTCAAGTTCTTTTTGCTGAATAGACATCTGAATGTTTTGCTCCAGATAAACCCTGTCTTGATCCTCCATCTCCTTAACGACTTGAACGCCGAAGTTGTACATGGGAAGCTCGCTAAAAGAAGAAATAACAGACATGTTCTCCTTGCCTATTGCGTTCTCGTAAGTTTTGTACAAGACAGAATCTGTTGGTAGAATCTGAATGCACTTTACGATATCTTCGCAAACCTTTTTATAAAGAATCATAGAAGCATTCGTAATGTCGTAGATGGCGTTATTTCCAGCTGCGATTGCTTGCTGCTGAACACCTACAAGCGTATCACCCTTTGGCGTGGATGCATCCATCATCTCGTTGATGCCCGTTGTGTCACGGATCATTCTGAGATAGTGGTTGTACAAACCGATCAACTCATTGATATTGCGGATGCTGTTACCAATCTCTCTTACTGGAGGATTCTGGAACCCGCCTTCTGGGTTCTTACTTCTGTAGTAGAAGACACCCGTTTGCTCGTAGATATCATGAAGGTCCAACGGCTGAAGCTCGCCACCCTTTCCAAGCTGTACGTTTTCTAATCCTTCAATATCAATAATCAATCCGTCAGGCTTTGCCTTTGCGATAGCTTGTTGGATCTTCAAGTGAGTTAACTGCAACATATCCGCAAATCCAGTGCAGCTATCCACCATGGATTTAGGCATCATGCCACGTATGTTAGTGGCGACGGCAGAGTAAGAAAGCTTACACCTAGACAGATCGTGAATATTTTTTGGGACGTTTTTCATCATCCCATAATTAAATATCACACCAGATCCACCCATTACGTAAGACCCCCCGTAAAGAGTAGACACCTCCATTTTGTGAGGGGTTCTGTCAAAAACGCTCCCCTGCTTTTCTTCATAGTCAAACCCCTTCATAAAGAAGTTTGTATTGCCAAAACGATTTTCCTTTTCTTCGAAGTAAATACAGTCAACAGAGATGAACTCAAAATCGAGGACGTCTAGCATATACTCATCATACCCATACTCCTGACGCATAGAGTTTTTGTTGTATGATTTCTTATTGTACGAGTTAGGGTTGTTCCCGTACTTGCTCATCACGCTTTTCGCTATTTCTTCAAAAACAGACTCATCTAATTCGTGTCCAGCTAGACGCTTTAACTCTTGAATAGAAATAGTTTTAACGTGGCCCGCATAAATCAAATCATTTAATCCAGGATCCTCTGTATAGCTATGAATAAATAATGAAGGATCTACGTATTCTGTTTTAATACCTTCGTTAGGGTCGTTACTTCTTTTTACGACCGCCATTCCCAAAGACACCAAATCGTTTACGCATCTTCGAAACACGTTGTCATTAAACGAGTTCCAAGAAAGGGTCATGTTGGTTCCGATCTGAGCGGCTATCTCAGCATCAGTTTTTACATTTGTTCCTAAGAGGATTTCAGCTTCTTCAAGACTATCAGGAAGTTTATCTGGATCTTCTCCAATAACCATACCCGTGCTTTGTTTTAACTGCTGAAGCTGCTTTTTTGCTTCTACCTGTATTTCTATCCTTCTTTTTTTATTGTTCTTCTCCGAGGAAGAAAGAGGATCGACAGCCTCAAGGTTTGGATAAGGATTGCGAGATAAAATTTTATTTGCTACGACCCTAACAAACTTGGGAAGAATTGGAACTGGGGTGTAGTCAAGGTTAAGGAGGCTTCCATCTCCATCGTTTGGAGATAACGACCTTAAAAGTTTTTTGTAGACATTGGTATCTTGCGTCCCGTTTGCGTAATCTCTACTTCTTTCAAAAATAGAATTCCTTTTTCCGTACAAAGAAGAGGGCGATGTCATTTTCCCCCACTGGGCTTCCATGGCTTTTGCGTATTGCAATCCATAGGCCTTGCTTTTTTTAACCTCCGTGCTAACAAGAGGATCGGGAAAAGAGCTTTTACGCGAGTTGTCTGTATAATTCATTTGTTGATAGCACTATAGGCGTATTTTGCAAATATAACAAATACAAGCTAGACCCTATATCTCCTGAAAAACACCTTCTCTTCGAAGTTTACTCTTTCTTTTTTTTTCGTTTTTTGAGCGGCCAACAAGCAAAGTCCAGAGCTAATAGTCAAGTCAAACTTAGTTCTCTTATCTATTTTAAATCCTATCCAGTCCTCTAGCGTTCTATTGAAATACATTTTGCCTACCTCGCCAGTTTCGTGATCTATGCCAACGTGCTCGTGAATGTATTTTTCTATTGATTGAGCGTGAGACTGAATAACATCTTGTGAGTTAGAGGGTATACCTTTTGTCTTAACATTAACATGTGAAGAACTGCTAAGCAAGTGTTTCGGCCTATCCATTAAGTAACCGTCGTAACCCCTTGACTCAAAGTATCTTACAATCCCATACTTGTTATTTTCTACAAGCAGTGGGTATCCATAATAAAATGCACACATCAAAACGTCCTCATAGAATATACTCGCCAGGTCGGGGCGAGAAGCATATTCAACGACAAACATATTTGATGGCCGATTCATAGAAAATTTATTGTACATGTGTAGGGCGCCTTTCGAACCCCTATTATCTACGGTAGCATCTAAATCATAAGAGTCAACCCCACCGCAGCCATATTCAGGAAATGGTGCAACCCTTTTGCCCCTATGTAGTTTTGATACATTTCGATCCTGAGACTCTGGCATCCAACACACTCTGAACCTGCCGTTCGGAGTGGGAGAAAAAACAACCTCTTTGTCTTTCTCTCTCCAAACAAAATTTCCTACTACAACTGGATTTGGAAACAGCTCCTCGTTGTGCTCAATCTGTTGATAGATCTTTCCAATATTAAATAAACTACCCTCAATGCTATCTCTAAATGCCTCATCCTCCGTGAACGGGAACTGCCTCGTTACCTCGTTTAGTTCTGAAGGGTTATCCTTAAATGACCTGCGTTCATTTTTTAAGTACGTCTTGCTGCCGATGGTGATAAAGTCCCCATCGATTCCTTCTATCTCTTGCTCTGGGTCTTCTATGACTGGGTTTCCGTACTGATCAAAAAATCCTTCGAGTGCGTCATACGCTGGAATAAATATTCTGTACAGACCCGACCTGGTTCTACCGTTACTATTTCTTTCGTTGGGGTCAGAGTCATACCACAAACCTTTGTACTCGTTGCCACCCTTGTTCATTGGGTTCACGGTACTACCTACGATAGCCTTTCCAACCACTTTTCTACCTACGATCAAACACGTGCGCTCGATACGCCACGCCTCACGGATATCGGTAGGCTTCTCCCACTTGCCCGCCTCATCGAGGTACAGCATGTGCAACTTCTCACCGTCGTATGCGTTGTTCGTGGTGTTCTTCCAGTTGATGACCGTATTCAGCGCGTCGCCCCTGTAGGAGGTCTTGTTGTTTTTCGTGATACGCTTCGAAGGCTCACGGAAGGCTAGCTCCATACGGGGGTTAGTGGTACCGTCCTGGATGGGCTTGAAGAAGAAAGGATAGCTGCGAAAGATCGCAACTACCTTTTTCATGAAAATATTTTCTTGCGCGTCTTTACCAGTCTTTGACTGAATGCCCAACAGCTTCTCTTTAACCTGACTAGCCTCGTCCACAAGGACAGCAGAGCATATATTAGTGTAGCCAGAACGACGACACTTAGTATAAAGCTGACCGAAACAACGGGGATCAGCTTCGCAAGCAGCCATGTGGAGAAAGATTTCCCTTTGGAAAGCGAGGTATGATGGGTATCCGATATCAATTTTAGACCATTGTAGAAACATATACTGTCTCCCTGTAATATACGTAGGGACCCCATTGTTGTAAAACCACACACCGTCGCGCCTACGCTGAAACTCTTTCTCGACGTAAGAACGAAACTTGTTCCGAAACTCGGCAGGCTTCTCGAACCACTCATCCATACTGCGAACCCTTTGCAGTTCTTCGGGCAAAGGAATGCGTTGCCACATCTGCAACTCCTTTGGTTTGTCATGGAAGAGTATCTCAGATCGCTTCGGTTTCTTTGGAAGAACAACGAATAGCCCATGGAGCTCAACATGCTCTCCCTCTGTACCGTTAGGGTCGATCTTAATCCCTTTAGTTTCATAACCCTTTATGTCTACTAGTACGGACATTTAATTTAATTGGTACACCCGACAGGATTCGAACCTGTGACCGTCTGCTTAGAAGGCAGATGCTCTATCCAGCTGAGCTACGGGTGCATATATTTATCTTTAAGTAA